CTATATCGGGCGCTTGGGCGCGAAGCCTGGCGCCAAAGTCAGCCTGTGGCGACTCTGGGTGCGTGAAGAGTCGGGCCGGGACCCCTGGCCGACCAACCGGCCTGTTCGGGTCGAGTGCTTCGGCTGCCGCCATTTGCTGGGCCATGTTGGACTGATGCTGCATAAGCTGCGCTGTAGACCTGAGTGCGCTTATGTCCTCCGGGGCGAGAGAGCCGGGCATGGCGAGGACTCCCGGTGACAATGGCCCTGCGGGGGTGGGCCGTTGCTGGACAAGCGGTGAGTCGAGGGTGAACTCACTGCCGAGACCGGGGAGACGGTCACGAGCGTCAGGGGTTTGCTGGGCGAAGAAGGCCTCAACATCGCCGGACACCTCGCCGCCAGTGGCATCTTCGGCTGCGGCCCTTCTGGCGCGTCTGTCTTCCAGGATGCGTGCGTCAGTGCCTGGGGGCAGGAGGTAGCCACCCCCTGTGGAGCCCCTGCTCGGTGCTCGGTCATCCTCACCGGAACGCTGGATTGCGCCAGCGATGCCGCCTCCGATCGCCACGGCCATATCCAGGGCCTTGCTGACCATCTGCAAGTCCGAGGCATCAAAGCCCCGGCTCTTGCTGCGTCCACGGAGTGCGGACAGGGGCGTGGATGCCCTCACTCCGGCCATCCTTCTCGGTCTTGGTATTACAATCCTTCCCATCACACACCCGTGTCCGGCCGGTTAGTCGTTGTAGTAGTCGCCTGCAACTTTGTCGATCTCCTCTTGGATCAGTGCCGCCCCGGCCTGGTCTCCAGACATTCGCAACTTGCCGAGGATGGCGTTCAGGTCGCGCAGCCAGCTCTCGTCATCATCCGTCTTGAACCAGCTGGAAGTCTCATACTCATCTCGCAGTTGGGCCATGAAGTTCAGGACATCTGTGGTGCTGCCGAGCGACTGCTGCTTGGCCCCCTCTTCTCTTTGTGCGGCCTCCATCTCAGTGTCAGCGAGGCCCATCCAGAGGCCTGGGGCTGTCTCACCGAGCCAACTCATCTGGTTCTGGAGGTCCTTTTGCCCCAGGTCTGCCATCAACTGATTGTAGCCCTGTGAGCCGGCAAGCATGCCTCTCTCATGGGCCTGGCTGGACTCAAGCATGCGCGCTGCCTGAGCGCGCTGCGCTGCGTCACTGATGGCTGACTGCTGGGTGTAGAAGTTCGCTGCCGTCTGACCGGCTGTCTTGCCTTGCTGCCTGAGCATCGCGGCAGAGCCGCCACCAAGGGGCATGCCTCCCGCCTGTCCCATTGCGGCAGCCATTCCACGCGCCGCCTCCTGGGAGATGCGTCGACCGCCTGCGAGGCGGTCCTTCGCCATGCGGGCCTGCTGCGCGGCCCAGTCATCCTGCATGAAGCCACGGGTCTCACCGTACTGAGAGCCAAGCAATCCGCGCGTCTCATCCCACTCGCGCGTTGCTGCCTCCCTGGCAGCCAAGTCGGCCCGCGACATGAGCCCAGGTAGCTCAGCCACTGCGTACTCGATGGCATCACCGGCCTTGCCGAGCGCTCCGACACCGTACTTGGCGCCGGGGGCTTCTGCGGCTGCGGCTCGTTCTCTCGCCTTCTGCGCCGCTAACTCGGCGCCTCGATCGTATTCAGCCATGATAATCCCTACTTGGTGAGATGCTTCTTGCAGATAAGATACACGTAGCAGCCGCCGTAGCCTACCAAGATGCTTGAGTGGTCGGCTATGTCTTCAGCTGCATTGAACTGGTACACCGAGGTGGATAGGGATTTGGAGGCATCCGTTGCCCACAGCTGTGCCCTCACCTCAATCCACTGCTCGGCGCCCCCGGTCTTCGGGGCGCCGGAAAACACATCCGTGCGCCCCTCTGTGCGGCTCCATCCGGGCGAAGTGAATATCCCCCTGCCCTGGCTATAGTAGCCGGCCCCGGTGCCAGAGGCGAGTGACGCAACTATGGGTATTGAATGAAGCTCCCAGTTCCACTTGGGTTGCGGCACCGCCGTAGTGCCGCCCGAATCCCAGACGAGTACCCCGGCTGGGATATTGTTGGTGGTGATGCGGTCGATTATATGCGTGTCCCACGCACCAGTGGTTGCGGGCCCGTCGGCCACCTTTGGGGTTTTTGCCGAAACGTTGTAGTTGTTCGGGTTGGCAATGTTCAAGAGCCCGACGGTTTGGTAGCCGAACCCGTCAGAGCCGTCTCCCGTCCCAAGGCCAAGCTGAACCTGGAGTCCGATGTCCTGCGCAGGGCATGCAATCCTGGCCCTCTGCTGAGCGTCAGCGGACGACGGCCCAGCGGTTATGGGGGCGGTGCCTGCGCCGTGCCAGTTCAGAAGCTCCCACGGTGACCAGTTCCAGGCCAGGATGGCATGGTGGATGGTGTAGGAGTGGTGGATTGGGATTAGGCGACGGTCGCACGCGCCCAGCAGATTGGTGCCCACAGTTGTGCCGGTCAGCGTGGCGAGATACGGGTAAGTCGCATAGAACGTGGGCGACGGTGACAGGCCGCCGTGGGCCATGTTCTGGTAAAGCGGTACTGCGATCACCTCATACGCCGCATCATCTGCGACAACCTCGGTTGGCGGCACATCGCCAAAGCGATTGTAGCCGCCTTCCAGCTTGGCCTGGAACTGCTCATCGATGGTTGAGATGTTGTAGTTCACGCCATCGGACGAGTCCGCCTCGACGGCCGTCCCTGCTGCCGGCGTAGTGATGGAGACAGTCGGGCCGGTCTTGGCGCCATACTTGCCGGTGCCGCTCCCGCCATCATCGGGGATGTTTTGGACCAAGGCCGACCCAGAGTCGCGCGGAACAAGATCGGAGACAAACCGGAACGAGGCCTCGATTGACGGAAGGCATAGCCGTCGCCCGGAACCATCTGCAAGGCCTGGGCAGTCTATCGTTAGAATAAGGGTCTTGTACGGGTCGATGGATACGTCAATGTCAGACTGGATGAACGGGTTGACGCGAAGCCCGCGACCCGAATATGCACTATTCGGGATAACCATAGACCACAACTCGTTTTCCATCCCGTAGGGGTAGGAGTCTCCGAAGTACATCTGCGTCTTTTCGTGCAACGACAGCGCCACGTCCAACTTAACCACATCCTCGTAGCTCATCTTGCCCTGTTCGGACGAGTAGCCGTATTTGCCCGTGAACGCCGTGCCGCTACCTGCGAGAGACCAGAACTGGCTTGCAATCCCAGCCGGCTCACCCCTCTGGTCGAACGAGAATGAAACCGACTTTAGGATAACCCTGGGCAGGTCCGGGTCATAGACTGCGTCTTTGCCGCCCGCTGCGTTTGTGACAGTGCTGAAGTGGTCCTGTAGAGGAGGGAGCGCAAACGGTATGGTCATCTGACCGTTCGGCAGTGAGTCACTTGTCAGGTACGGGAGGGTTAGGTTGACCCGGAACGGCGCCATCGGCGCCTTCATCTGCTCCTTTTCGATTGCAACACCCTGGAGCTGGGTGGCCGCATCAGCCAGTGGCGGATAGACATGCTCGGGCATTAGCTTGGTGCCACGGGCGAGCTTCTTGCGTGTGATCTTAGCCACTGGTCACCTCCTCAAGCATGGTGACCGCCATGTGAATCTTCTGCTGCATCCATGGGTAGTCGGCACTGAAGCCACTAAAGATGGCCGTGCTGTTCCAGCCGTTTGACCGGTTTTGGACCGCGTAGTTAGGTATCACAACCGACACTCGCAGGCGAGCGTCCTGGTGTATCGGTATGTTGAGGCGGTGAAGGCGTATGTGCGGGCCCTGGATAGTGCTTCCGGCAATGAATGTCGTAAGGCCCGCCATGTCGTCGTAAGTGGGCGCCGTTACGGGGTCCTTGGGCAGTGGCAGCTCGCTAAAGGCGTCGTTGCCGATAGCGAAACCCTTCCTCATCACCTCCACGGACGCCATATTCCTGTCCTCGGGGGCGAACACGCTGTCCACCGTGGCCGTGATAACAAGGTCCTTGGCCGCTGTGTCGGCATACCCCGGAGGGGCCTTGCCTGCGGCAAAGGCGAAGTCGTTCTGGAAGAGCTTGCCGGAGTAACTGGCGTGGTCAACCTCAAGTATAAGGTCGATAGAGTCCAGGATAGACGGACCCTCCACGAACCACGACCTTGTCCACGCAAACTGGCTCCCGACAGGCGTCGAGACGGGGGCAAAGCTGGCGCTCGGGTCTATGCTCCCAAACGGATACACGCCAGGAACAGCCGCGCCCTTTATGCGATACGGGCTTGTTATCTGGTTATCGTCGACAACTGCCGCCCCAACGGTACCGTCCACAACCTCGTCCGTGTAATTCAATACGCGCAACCAGGGCCAGTGATGTGTGCCGTAGACGCCTCCGACATCGGAGGCGTCGACGCCTATCGTTGGCTCGGGGGTGCCTGATGTTAGGCACTTCGGACTCTGGGGCGTCCAGCCCGCCACGTATGTGGTGGGGACCCAGCGTTTACGCAGGTCCCCATATGGCACTTCATTGACACGCTCAACAACGTCGTCCAGGGCATTGTCGATGCGGTCGCCATCAATCGTGGTGCCTGTAGAGAACTGCTCCTTGGTGATCGTTCTAGGGTTTCTGCGCCAGGTCATAAGATCTTAACCGTCCCTGTCTCGGTCACAGTTCCGAGGGTGGCGTTCCCGGTAAGGTTCACGCAGCCGACCATCTGCACGCCGGCAGCAACGCCAGAGGCGTTATTGATGGTGGTGGCACCACCCCCAATAAACGTACAGCCAACAAACGACGCAACAGCCGCCACAACGCCCGCTCCGGCAGCGGCAGTGCGGACAATGCTGTCGACACTGCCATCACCGCGCCTGAAGACACAGTTCACAAAGCTGACAGCGCAACCAGGGCCGACGCTTACAAGCTCGGGCGTGCCCAAGTCGCCATCGTCGTCAAACGTCACGCCGGACACGGACGCGTGCCCCTCAATGCGGCACCGCCGCGAAAGGGTGGACGACGCGACCAATCCCCGTATGACGTTGTGGTCGGCGGTGTGTTCAAAGCCAGGATAGACGCCACCCGCGAGAGTCCACGCGTTCGCCTCCTTCCGGGACTCCACCAGGGGACTGCCGGGCGGGGACAACCGCAAGGACAAGACCATGTCCTCAATCGCCTTGAGGTAGGCATAGTCATTGGCCTCATCAGGCGTGCGGGGTGCGCGTAGCAGACGCCTGTATAGGCCGTGCGCTGTATATGCGCCCGGCACTAACGCCCCCTCCGGCGACGACCGCCAACAATGCGGAACACCGCCTTCACGCCCTCAAGCCAGAGTTTCTCGGCCCGGTTCAGGATGAAGCCGAAGTTCATCACGCTGAAACTCTGACCCTTCACTGACATGCTTACGGAAATGTCGCTGGTGTCCTCATCGCCAATCAACACAGTGCTGTCTGAGTTGGGGTTGATGTGACCATCCTTATCGGCCCATATGATGCCGGTGCCCCCCTCCTGGAACACCTTATTAACAAGAGTGCCATCCGACTTTTTCACCCTGGTGCGGAGGGTCTCGGACCCAACGGCCTGCTCGATGGCGGCACGGCTGGCGGATGTGGGCGACATGTCGACAATCTGCGACATCCACTCCTTGCGGTCACTGCCGACCAGCGTGTTAAACAGCCCATACGTCCACGCGGAGTCGAGTTTATCCGTAGCTGTGCCGTGGCTAAGAAGGTTGGCCCACAGGCCACGCATCTTCAGTTCATTGCCGCCCTCAAGGCCAACGTTGGTGGACTTATAGGCCCAGTCCACAGGCTGGGCCACCGAGTCGTCCTCCCGCTTGGAGGTCGTGGAGAGTGACCATCTGTTAAAGACGTGCGTGCCGAGGCGCAGGGTGACGCCGGCAGCGGTGTCGGCAAGTGTTACCTGGGGCTGTCCGCTTCCATCGACAAGAACGGTCCACCCAAGGCCACTGGTGTCCTCGTCTGCCGCTGCCCCCAGGCGCTCGAACGGGAGGTATATAAGCGGTGAGTGGCGCTGCACAGACAGGTTCATGTGCGGTGCGTGCTGGTACCCGGATGTGGACACGTAATTCCACCGAACCCAGAGATAGGCGCCGTCCTGAGATGGGGTGGTTGGGTGGCCTAATATGTTGAGAGAATAGGTCTTGACCTGACCAGTGGCAGATCCGGCGCTTGTCCACCCCGCAGAACTGGCAAGCCGCTCAGTCGGCAATATAACCTGCACGTCGGCATTGGTCGCGTGGTTAAAGACAGGCTTCCAGTGCGTCGGGTCGAACCCAAGCCTTATGTCAACGGTATCGATGCCATTGGCGACCGCCTGCGGCAGCACAATGCTCACGGGGACGAGGATGAACCTGTCCGTTGTGGCGGTCGTAACACTGTTAAACACATACCCAACAGGGACCTTGATCGGGTCGTGAAGGTAGAGGCCGCCAATTCCAGTGGCGCCTGAGCCACTCGGAGGACTGTAGGAGCCGTACCCGGTGATCTTCCGATCGTCCTCCTTCCAGACACTGCGATCGATAGCGCCGCCACGGCCGTACTCCATGATAAAGAAGGAGCGCGATACCACGTCAAAGTTCAAGTCCGCACCGGTTGGGAGTTGTGCCTCATCGGTGAGCGACTGAACGTCCGGCCCGGCTATGGCAAAGATATCGTCCTGGTAGTTGAGGACCCATGGGGCCGGCAGGTTCTGCTTGACCCCGACGAGGGGTGACCCGCCACCGCCGGTGACGACCATGCTCTCAAATGTCCACCACGACCACTTGCCTCCGCTCGTCACAAGCGCACCGCTCAGTGCCGGAATCGACACAACAAGCATGTCCATCGAGGCAACAAACGTACACTTGACCCCCTCCGGCTTGAACCGGAGGGTGGTCGTAGGCTGGTCCCGTGCTGACGGGTCCGTCAGCCCATACTCGGCGAAGTACGAGGTGAGTGGATTGGTCATGCCCTCTCGCTCGAAAAACGGAAGGACATCCTCCGACAGCGGTCTCATGTCGAGCCCGCTGCTTGTCTGGTACACTCCGCTTGTATCTACCCATATCAAGGCCGACCCCACGCGGCAGTTTGCATTAGGCCCAACGCAGCCCACCGTGTCGCTTACGCGGGTGAAACGCCCCCCTGCGACAACAGCCCCCACTGAGGGCTGGTACAGCCACGTCTCGTTTAGAGTGAACACCAGCAGGTTCCCGGCGTGCTCAGCAATCGCCGTTATGCGCTCCTCCGACGGGACGCCAAAGAAGTTGTCCGCGATGATATTGCTGGGAAGGCCAGGGTCGGACCAATAGAGCGCATTCCCAGAGGCGTAAACAAGACGGCTATCCACCACGGCGACATCGACCGGGTTTGGCATGTCCGCCGTCCGCATATAGTCGAACGACTCCGGGTTAAGACCTGGGCTCAGCACAACCGGGACGATCATGCTCGACTCGCCGTAAGGGAGGGCGTATCCGCGCAGGTTGAACTTATCTATAAACGTCTTCCTGGTTCCGTTAAAGGACGCCGGGAGATAGGCCCAACACCCGGTGAATGTGTTGCCGAAGTAGAGGATGTCGCGCAGTTCCTCAAAATAGAAGAACTGGTCCTCCGCATGCACCCACGACTCGTAACTGTCGAGCTTGCACGTCTGGTACTGTGGAAGTATGTCCTGGAGGCCCTGGACGCCGACGCTAGTGGTCGAACGGCCGCCGAGAGTGGCGGGGACAGAGTCGCCGTAACTGGCGGCGACGGCTGTCTGGCTCGTGTGCGGGTAGAGTGGGACCTCAAACCGCTCGTTGGTGCTCAGGTCGTAAATGCTGACGATATAGATCGGGCGCAACTGAGAGTACCCCATACTGGCGCCGGGCCCTCCCGACACGTCGGAGAGGGTTGTCGCCAAGAACACCGACAGCATCTGGAGGTTGCCGAAGTTGGTCTTGACGAGGTGTGATCCGAGGTGCTTGGTGAACCCCCATTCGGATATCGCCATGGCTCCCGCGCCAGTGCCATACGCGGCCGACATCTCAGTGTCGAACTGGGTGACCTGGCCGAAGCCCTCCCGAACCTGCCAACAGTTGTTGCTGTAGAGCATGTTGAGAGCGAACGACCCTGGGGAGGGTGCGTTCGCCTGGATGCCGTCGCCAAGGACCTGTACCTCTTGAGCCTTGACGGCCATTAGCTGTACCAGGATACGGACTGGACGTAATCGTAGCCGTCGAAGGCCCTGGCCTGGAGGTACTCCTGGAACTCCTTCAGCCGCGTAGCGGTCTGACGGAGGATGGGGTCACTCTCTGCGCCATCTACAATCGCATACTGCCGGTAAGCGAGCAGCGGGATAAGGTCGTGAAACGGTGTGAGGTTGTCGACGAAGGCGGTCGGCGAGCCACCTGTCCACGTGATAGCCACTTCTGGCACGTAGTCCACGTTGAACGTGCCGGTCAGTCTGCTGCTGAACCGGAGGATGGTGTTAGCCAGGTAGTAGCTTGATGGGACCACATCGAGGGACTGTGAGTTGCTCACAGCCTCAAGGCGCTGCGTGATATTGCCGGATGTGTTCACCTTTGTGATGGTGTTCAGGCGCACCATGCGTCCGCTTGTTCCGGTCGGTGCCGCCCCCAGTAGGCTGGCGGCGGACCCTGTTGCCGTCGCCAGGTCATGCGTCCGCTCGTCCGAGAAGGTCATCTGCTCGGTGACGTTGTAGATCATCGGGTTGATATCGCACACCATGTTGCGAAACTCCCGATAGCCATCGTCCAGATAGGTCTCGACATCGGCGTCAGACACGAACGTCTGGTCGGGCTCATCGATGTACTGGCGAAACTTGGTCGCCACTTCGGCGGGTGTCATCCCATCCCTCCAAAGACCGGGCTAATCAGGGCCTCTTGGCCCCGTGCAAGCGATGACTGCGCCGACTCCATGGCGCCAACCTTCTCGGCCCCAGCGACAGCCTCTTCAGACATCTGACCCTGCGTCTCTGGCGAGTTGGCTGCGAGAATCATTGCCAGTTGGTCTTCACGAGACGCCGTGGGGGGCATCTGTCGTGGGAAGACCTTCTGCATGGACTCAGCCTTCATGAACTCCACATCCGTCGCTCGGGGGTTGCTCAGGGCAACCGCCACGTCGCGGATATACAGCTGACGCTCCTCGGGTAGGGCGTAGAACCCGTCAGTATGGATGTAATCCGCGAAGACCTTGAGCATGGACTTGAGGTCATCCGACTGGAAGATTTCAATCTCGAATCCTTCCTTCGTCGCCTCAAGTAGCTTCTTGGCGTGGGCCAGGCCTTGAACCTGCTCGGTGATGTAGGCGTTGCCAGTGCGGAAGGAGAGTTCCTGCATGGCCGTCTCGGGGTCGATGAGCCCTGCCTGGAACAACTCCATGACGTGCTGGTCCCGGTCGCGAGCATCGAACCGGAAGGCGCTGCCTGCCTCGATGAACACCTCTGGGTTGTCCACGATATTCTCGGAGCTGATGGCCTGGAACAGCACGCTGCCAGTCTGGTCGAGCATGCGAACCATCTTGGCCTCGGTGTAGTGGACCTTCATCAGTTCCAGGACAACCTTGGCAAGTTCGCGGATAGCGCGCTCGACGTTGGTCTGCGTCTCCTGGAGTTGCGACGTATCCCGCTCCGACAAGACCTGCATGGCCTTGCCAGAGCTAACGCCCACTGCGCGCTTGCCGAGGCTGACGGAGTGGATTCCCGCCACGTCGTGCATTTCGGCCTGTGTGCGCGTGATGCTGTCCAGGACATACCCAGGCAACGGTACGGGCTGTATTTGCGTTGGAGGGCCACCTGCGGGGTTGAAATAGATCTTCTCTCCCGGCCGGTTGGTCATCGAGGATGAGCTAATGCCAGCCGTCTTGGGGATGGCCCACTTGGGGTTACCCATCAGCTTGACGTTGTGGACCACCTGGGTGCGCTGCTCATTGTAGAGGCGCTGGAGGTCCAGGAGAGGCTGCATCAGGCCGATTCCCCACAGTCTGCCGGGGACCTCGGTGTAGCGAATGACCTGAACGGGGAAGCTCTTGGTCTTCCACGTGCCTTTGTATAGGTACACAGACCCGGCGAGGATGGCGTGTCGGCCATCCCGCCAGTAGATTTCCATCAGCTCGACGCGGTCGTCTGGCACCGTGTGAAGGTCGTAGTCCAGGCCTGAGTCG